CTCCGACAGGTCGAACGGGTTCGACTTGCGGATCACGTTCGGGACGCTGTAGTCACCGCGGAGTTCGGGCTGGTCGGCCTGACGTGCGGCGGCCTCGATGACACGTTCGCGCTTCTCGGCAGTGACGATCGCGGCGCGCTGGGCGGGGATCAGGTCGGCAAGCTCGTCGAGACGGGCGTCGGCTTCAGGGGTGGATTCGTCGGCGGCCGCGATGTCGCGGACCTCGGACTCAAGCGCGTCGAGGGCGACGCGCAGTTCGGTGCTGGTCATGGTGTTGACTCCTGGTCAAGAATGAGAGCCGCAAGGGCTCGTCGATGGGATTGGCTTCGCGTCTTGACGGGGCCGACGGCCAGGGTCTCAACATCCAACGCGGGGACTTCGTCCAGGGCATCGGTAACGGCAGGCGAATCGTCCGCAAGGTTGCGGAGGTCATCGGGGCCGAGGGTGAGGAGTGCCGCAACTTCGCGGCGCACCTCGGGGTCTGTCAGGGCGAGCGCCGTCTGGCGGCTGCGAACACCTACGGTCGTCGACTCATACGCCGGAAATACAACGGGCCCGGCCTCCATGAGGTTGACGGCGGTGATGGTGCGGTAGTCGACGCCGTCGGTGCGGGTCCACGTGTCGCCGCCATCAGGGATCGAGAAGCGGAACGACATACCGGTGATGGCGCCGTCACGGATGGCGTCGCGAACAGGCTCGACGAGCCAGTTGTCGGACAAGCGGGCCTTGATGCGTAGCCCGTGGTCGTCCTCACTGATCGAGGTGATACGACCGAGAGGGATCGAACCAATGAGCGGGTGGGAGCCGTGGTCGAACTGCAACACGGGGGTGACGCGCCCTATGGACCGCTTGAACGCACCCGGCGCAAGCTGCTCCATGAACGAGCCCTGACGGTCGTGGATCTCGGTCCAGTCGTTGAACACGGCAGCGTACCCGTCGAGGGTCAGCCCGTCACTGGATGGCTCGGCGCGAAACTCGACGGAGCGGCGAAGGTTGTCGTGCTCGGCGGTGCGCGCCGAGACGTCATTGGTGTCGGTCATGGGGAACCTTCCGAGTTCAGGCCGCTTCCGGGCGGCTGGAGCTGCACCGAAACATTGCCGGTGTGAACGAGCTTCGTGATGTCCCCGGTATTGATCGCCGCCACCACCGACGCCGGCTCGTAGCCAGCCTCGACGCCCTGACGAGCCGCCGCCATTTGCGTCTGCATGATGTCGGCGGCGTCCTTCTGGTCCTCTTGGAGAAACAGGACGCGAGTCGGGTCGTGGGCGAGTTCCACGCCACCGTCGGGTGGCGTGACGATCGACTCCAGAGCGGCGCACAGACTGTCGACGGTCGGCGAGAACCAGCCGTCAGCGAGCAGACGGCGAGCAGCGGCGTAGTTGCCGGCATTCAGCGACGAACCCGACAACGACTCCTTCGTGCCGAGCACGACGGCAGGGATGCGTGAGCGGACAGCAACCCGGTTCTCGAACGTGCCTTGGAGGTGGCCGAGGCCGAGGTCGGCACCGTTCGTTGAACCGACGACCTTGACGTCGGTAGCGCCACCGAGAAACATGTTCTTGTAGGCGTTATTGCCGCCGGCGTGGCTGGCGTCGATGACGTCGCGGTATGCCTTGACACCCTCAGCGTCTAGTTGAGGGTTCATCAGGAACACGAGCCCCGGCGTCGCCGCCTGCTCGAAAAACTTGCCTTGATGGTCGGTGACCTGACCGTCGAGCATTGCCTCGCGCACGACCGACGTCACCCATGACTCACCGCGCCAGAAGTGGATGGGGTCGGGCTCTGGTGCCCACGTGGCGAACTCGCCGGCGGTGAACACCTCGATCTGACCCTGCCTGTTCTCCTTGCTCTTGCCGGCGTCATACGTCACGCCAACCACGGCGGTGTCGTACGGCGGAATCATCACATCGCCATCCCATGACGGATCGGAATCCGACCCCAACACGAAGCGGACACGTTCAGGCGAAAGGCGAAACAGGCGGTCGCCACGACGGGCAACCACGGCGGTGCCAGAATACGAAACGTCGTACTCGAGCCGTGACAGCAGCTCCGGTCGGGTCGTTGACCCTGGCTGCTCGAGCACCCGCAGCGTGCGATCGCCGAACAGGGCACCCTCGGGGTTGCGCCACTGAAAGCGGACCTGCGACATCAGTAACGCCCGAGTGGCAACCGCAGCGGCAATCGTGCCGTGCTTGCGGTGGATCTGGTTGATACGCGACTCGAACGTGTTGTCGACCTCGTCGGGCTTCGACCCACGGGCGCCCGTGACGTACCTCGACCCATCGAACATCATCGAATGGAGATCATCGAACGAGAAGCGTTGCTCCACGTTGCCCTGATTCGTTACTGACTTGCGGCCTACGGCGTCGAGGAGCCTCATGTGTCACGGACCTCCACAGCGAACGCCACGGCGACGCAGGTCGCGCCGGCCAGGATCAGCGACGCAGGCGGATAAATGAGCGCAACACCGGCAACCGCCAGCACCACACCCACGATGAACAACGCAACCAGGGCGAGCAGCTTCACGAATACACCACAAACGGCGCAGGCATAACGGGCGCCGAACTCAACCGGCCGAGCGCCATCGTGATCGTGGTCAGCGGCGAGATGTCGCCGGAAGCGGAACGCCTGGACCACATCTGGCCGCCGTCGCCCCAGGGCTTCACAGCCGCCTGCTCCAGGGCCTTGCGGATCTTCAGGTCACCACGATGACGTAACATTGGTGCATCTCCCTTCGTGGCGTCGAGTAACGCCCGGAACGCCTGCGCCTGCTCATGTGGTGGCATCAGGTACACGGTCAGCCCCGCACGCTCGAGATCTGGGGCCAGAGCCTCGCCGGGCGAGCCCTTCGGCAACACCACCTCGGACACGCCGATCGCCTTGCACGCCCCGACCAGCCCGGCCACGAACGTGGACCTGTCGGTGTTGGCGACCAGGGTGCCGACGTGGTACTTGCCCGACGGTGTCTCGCCAGCGACGCCAGCCTCGTACCAGAGGTCACCGAAGTCGGCGGCGATGCGGGCAGACGACGGCACGAACGTCGACGTGGCACGCTCCAACGAATCCCACACAGTGAGCGGGATCTGCTCGTTGGTTGCGTGCATCCGCTTCTTGGGAACACCGAGACGCTCAGCGGCGAAGTCGTCGGGGGCGAGCGTCAGGTACTCGGTGTCCCGGACCCATGACTCCGAGATCAGGATGCCGAGCGCCGGGTTCGTCAGGTACCAGTTGTCGACGTCGTTGGGATCGTCGTCGGGCGAGCACGCCCACATGGCCAACAGCGTCTTGGCTGGCCGGAGACGTTGCACCCGTTCGAGGAGGTCGTGCATGTACAGCGAGTGCTCCAGCGGGGCCGAACCGGCGTAAATCATCTGCGGCGCCGTGTCGGCGTTCATCGACTGCGCCGCCATCGCCGGAACCAGAGCGGCGAGGTGCGCCGGCTCCAGCTCCTGGCACTCGTCGAGCAGAACCCGTTGCGGGGACGCCCCACGCTTGGTTGACTTCGTCCGCGTCCGATACTGGAGCAGCATCTTGCGCTTGTCGGCGTCGATGCAGATGGTGCGTTCCTTGCCGTTCGACTTGTACGTCTTGACGGCGCCGATCTCGATGTCGGGCTCCGTGGTCAGCGACTCGATGCGGTCCATGTGGCCGGCAGCGGTGTCGGCTTCGTGTGCGGTATGGATCACCCTCGGCACGCCGGCGACGAGCATCCAGAACAGCTCGAGCGCTTCAAGGATCGCCGACTTCCCGTTCTGCCTGGGAACCACGATGATCGCGGTGTTGCACGCCGGCAGGCCGTCCTCGTCCACGGCGAGGATCCAGCGGACGAGCCACCGCTGCCACTCGAGCAGAACCAAGCCGAGATCCTCGGCCAGCTTGATGGCGATGTCGCCGTCGTCGAAGTTGAACGAGCCCTCAGGCGTTAGCAGATGAGTCGGACGTTGCGCGCCGACCCTGTGCTGTACGGCGAGCCTTGAGCTCATCGACCCCTGCCTTCGGCTTCATCTCACCCGACAACTCGGCGAGGTCTGCGAGAGTGGCCCGATACTGGGCGGCGAGCTGGGCGTGGACGTTCGACTCGGTCGTGTCGATCTGGGCGGCGAGCGTGTCCCTGAGTTGCTCTAATGCGGCCCTACGTTGCCCCGTACGGGCCGCTTCCAGATTGCTGGTCATGTCGTACCCCGTTTTTCGTCGACGCTGTACGGACCCCCTAGGGGCCTCTGGGGAGAGACGAAAAGGTG